CGTCTAAGTCTGGAAAGTCAGACTACAAAGTATACCTGTCACATTCCCAGAACCCAAAGAAAGATCCACTGACCTACGAACAGAAGATCAAACACGTGCGTAAGATGTTTCCAAAACATGCACGTCAGGTCATTATGGACAAGAAGGTTAAGAACGTATTTGACGTTGCGGCAGCACTGTACGATCAAGGATACGTCAAGGTCAATATGGTTGTAGGTGAAGACCGTATTCGTGAGTTCGAGGTACTGTTGAATAAGTACAACGGTAAGAAAGCACGTCACGGATTCTACAACTTCAAGTCAATCAACATCGTCTCTGCAGGTGCACGTGACCCAGATGCAACTGGTGTTGAAGGGATGTCTGCATCCAAACAACGAGACAATGCATCTAAGAATGACTTCGTGACATTCTCTCAGGGTGTACCAAAAGGTATGTCCAATAAAGATGCACGTGCACTATTCAATGATGTACGTAAAGGTATGGGTCTCAAAGAGACTACTGAATTCAAAAACCACATCGAACTAAAACCTGTTTCAGAAACAAGAGAACAATATGTTCAGGGGGATTTGTATGAGGTCGGTGACACAGTGGTTGTCAAAGAAAATGACGAACTGGTTAAAGTCGCAGTGCTCGGGGCAAATTACGTTATCATCGAACGCACAGATGGTACTAGACTACGCAAATGGATCGATGCAGTTGAACTCATCGAAAAAGGATCTGGAAAAAAACAAGACCCAGATATTAAAGACCGTGAGGGAACTCAACCTGCCCGATACCATACTGGACTAAAGAAGTCTACTAAGAAGGCACGAGACGCACACTTCAAGAAGCACGGTAAAAAAGCAGACGATGATGACTCTGCATACAAACCTGCGCCTGGCGATGCGACTGCAAAGACTAAACCATCCAAGTACACTAAACAGTTCAAAGACATGTATGAGGAAGTATCTCAGAAACAACTCAATGACCTTGAGAGGTTTGCTGATCGACTACTTGCAAAGTTCAAGGTTGACATAGAATTCACACGTCATTTTGCGGATCGTATGAACGATGATCGCAACAAACCTGCTATCACAGTTGCAGAGTTACAACGTGTGTTCAAGAAAATTGCAAAGAACAAAGCAAAGAACATTCGTCAAAACCCTGATAGCGAAGCAGTAATCAAAGACCTACAGTCGGATCTGAACTTACCTGTTGTTATCAAATATGACAAGAACAAGGAAGAGTTCGAGGTAGTCAATAAGACTATCATGCGTAAGAAAGATTTCAAGACTTCATCCAAGACCATCACTACCGAAGAGATGGAGATCTCGTTTGAAATGTGTCTCAATGCAGAGACTACACCTCAGATGTTAAAGAGATGGATGTCTAGAACTGTGCAAAGGAAACAGTACGATCAGGTTGCACAGTACGTCAAGAAACAGATGGACAAAGAAAAAGGTAGACACGGCCCTGAATACTATGCGTCAGAGTTAGTTCGCAAGTACGGACTCAAGGTTGATCCAAAGGAAGTGGGTAGACTTGTTCGTTCACTGGGTGAAGATGCGGTTGCTCAAGCTCAAGATAAGATCGCACGTGAGAAAGAAGCGGACAAGAAGAAGCATGATAAAATTTTAGACCGTGCACGACTTGCACGTGCTAAAGCAAAAAATAGGGACACGAAATGATTAGTTTCAGTAAGTATTTGGAAGAAAAACGATACTCCATGTATGACGAACTAGACGTGAAGGAAGGCCCAGACGGTATTGCGGCAAAAGCAAAGAAGTCTGGTATCTCTCCTGAAACACTACGCAAAGTCTATAATCGTGGAGTTGCTGCATGGAAGACTGGTCATAGGCCAGGCACCACACCTCAACAATGGGGACACGCACGAGTTAATGCGTTCATAGTTAAAAAGAAAAAGGGTAACCTTAACCACGACAAGGATCTTGCATGAAAACATTTAAAGAAGTTAGGGCACCTCGGCCACCTAAGATAAAAAAAGGTCTTAGGGATAAGAAAGGTAAAATTCAAAAGGTAGACATGGATACCAGTGGTAAGAAACTATCGTTTAAGGTTACCGATGAGTTTGGTAGTTTTCAAACTGTTGGTGTAAAAAAACTCGCTACAATGTTTGAAAATTATCGCACTCTTGCACGTAAAGGCATGGGCACTGAAACCAAGAAGGATGCACGAGTAGGTCTAGAGTTAGATTTCTATGAGACTGAACGTGGTGATAAAGTGTTCGGTAAGATTACTAAAGTGACTGGTACTGGATACACGGTACAAGCAATGGAACGTGGTAACAATAAGAAGTATACCTTCAAGTTCCATGACCGTGTTAAAGCAAAGAAGTTGTTAGAACAATGAAAACATTCGATTCCATTAGAGAGTATGGTGGCCCTAAGATCTCCAAGTCGGAGTATCTGAAGAAGGGTAAGGAATACCATGCAAAAAAAGAATGCAAAGATGAGGTTGACTTCAAACCTCATATGATGTATAATCCTAAGACAGGCGAGGGCGTTAAGGCAAATACCTATGCGGATCACGTCAAGTTGGACAAGAAAGGTTATACCCACGAGAAACCAGAAGTCAAAGAAAGTGTTGTAATGGAAGCGACAGTACCACGTAAAGATTTCGAAGCACTCAAGAAGGGTGATAAGGTAACTGTACACTTTGATTCTTCAATGAAGAAGGGTCACAAAGAGACGCTAGTAGTCAAGAGTAAGTCACGTAGTAACAAGTACAACGTTGACAAGGTGACTATGGGATCTGCGACTGATTCTCGTAATCGAACCAAGTTTATTCTGTATAGTCGTGGCGGTAAGGATGCTACACTTGCATGGGGTGATATGGGTGTATCCTTGACTAAATTTGTAAAAGAGGAAACTACATTGAAGACGTTTGAACAAATTCGAGAGGCAAGAGGTAAGAGCGATTACCCCCTCTATCACAAAACATACTCTGGTGCGATGGCAGCGGCATATGAGTTAGCGAAGAAAAAGGGTTACACAGTATCAACCGATGACATTGATCGAAAGGTTGCCATGGGGCCAAAGAAACCGTCTAGTGGTAAGACAAACAGTTTCACTCTCAAGTTAGATGGAGAGAAAAAGAAAATGCTTGCAGTACAGGTTACTAACCTAGACAACAAACGTTACGAATTGAATACCTACATCACATGAAAAAGTTTAATGACTATCACGAAATAGACGAACATTGCGAGTGCAATGATCTATACGAAGACTTAATCGTTGAGGCGGCAGAGTACCAAGGGAAGAAGGTCAAATTGAATGACCCTATCCGTACATCTGAGAACCCCAATAAGAAGTTCAAGGTATACGTGAAGAACGAGAAGGGTAAGGTTGTGGTTGTTCGATTTGGTGATCCCAACATGGGAATCAATCGGGACGATCCAAAGAAGAGAGCATCATTTAGGGCACGACATAATTGTGCAAATCCTGGCCCTAAATGGAAAGCACGGTATTGGAGTTGTTATCAATGGCGTGGAAGTGCTAAGGTTGATAACTAAAATAGTATAAATAGATAAGTTGTTACTTAACTATATTTAAATGGGAAAGTCCAAAAATGGCAGTAGAGACACAAGCTAAACGACTCGATAGAATCGAGACGAAAATCGACAAGCTATCGGATGCGATGATTAGTCTTGCTCGTGCAGAGGAAAAACTTATCGCAATTGAGAAAAACAATCACTCAAACATGGAGCGAATGAATAGATTTTCTATGAAGCTCGATGATATTGAGAGAAAGGTAAACGAAAACGCACACACAGTGGGCATTATAAATAAAATAGCATGGGTCACCACATCAATACTGATTGGTAGTCTCATAAAAATGTTTTGGTTCTAACGGAGACTAACAATGTCAATTAAAAAAACTATGGAGGCGTATTTGGAAATGGTCTCCGAAGCAAAAAAACTCGACCCTGTAGACGATAAGGCGAACGATAAGAAGTTCAAAGATCGTAAAGACAAGGACATCGATAACGATGGAGACGTAGATTCTTCAGATGAGTATCTGCACAAGAAACGTGCGGCAACTGACGATGCAATCGATGGTGGTAAGAAACCTGCCAAGAATGCAGTGAAGAAGGAAGAAGACGAAGAAGAGTCTGATCCTAAGAAGAAGAAGCCTTTCCCACCCAAGAAAGACGGTGATGAGGAAGACTCTGAATCTGAGAAGGATGAGAAGGAAGAAGATCCTGTAGACGCAGACGGTGAAGACGAAAAACCAGAAGACAAGAAGAAGAAGAAATCTTCTGCAAACTCTGGTGAGAAGACTGCAGAGATCTCTAAGATCGGTGAAAGCACACACCAAGGTATCTCTATGGACGCTGCGACTGCCGAGTTACTTGATGCAGTTCAACAGATGTTCAATGAGAGGAAATCAGCAGGCCCTATCGCAGGTGCACCCCCAGAGAAGATCGATGACAAAGAGTCTAAGTCTGGTAAGGACTTCATTGCGAAGCACAAAGTCGATAAGAAAGAATTGAAAGATCTCTCTGATGCAGAGATTGAAGAACCCAAAGAGCGAAAAGTTAAAAAAGAGATGACAGAGTTCGAAGTGATTCGTGCGATTCTCTCTGGTAAAACCCCTGAGTAATGATAAGGAGTAAATTATGTTACAACCCCCAAGATGGTGTAAAGACGCAGTACCAACCCCACGTGGTTGGGCAGATGCAACAACCGGAGAACTTTTGATCTCCACACGATTAAATGCAGATGACATTGATGCATATATCAATCCTACGTCTGGACAGGTTGTATTCGAAGAAGTAGTACACGAAGCGCCTACTATGTTGCATGAAGCACCTGTAGGTAACAAGTCTCTCGAAGACATGACCAAAACAGAACTAGTTGCACTCGCAGAGGCAACTGGTGTGGACGTAAAGAAGAGTGCAACAAAGGCAGTATTGATCGAAGCACTCTCTTAACACAACCCTACATATATTATGAACTTAGAACTGACACACAAAACCTTCACGCTCTATGCAGCGCAGAATTATTACAATCCTACCTGCATAGATAGTGAAGAGTTTTTCGATGACATCAAACGATTCAAGTATGTCAAACGATTACTCAATCGATACAGAGACACACTTGAACTCTCCGAAAGACTAATACTCAATCACCTAATCGTGATCTTCAATTGTTGGGGATTCGAATCTGGGGTGGAGATGTTAGCACTCAAAGTAGAACCAGAACACTGGCCTGCACTCAAACCTTTTCTTATATTCCTCAAGGCAGTCGAAGGCACTGACTTGACGGGTATTCCACTAGACCCTTGTGCGGTCGAGAAGTTGAGAAATTTGAAATGATCAAACCAGATGAAGACAAATGTGGTGACTGCACTGTATGCTGTGAGATAATGGGTTATACCGGAGGATGGAAATTCTTTGACAGGTATAAAGAGGCAGAAAAGTTTGGGGTAGACTATGGTGAATGGTCTACTTGTAATAAACTCTGTGATACCGGATGTTCAATCCACCACGACAAACCTAAAATCTGCGAAGAGTTCTTCTGTTCATACGTGAAGTATGATATGCCCAAGGAGTTCAAACCGAATGATTGTGGGTTCGTTGCACAAATCCGGCCGCATGACGGTGTAGTAGTTATTCTATCTACGGACAAGACAATGCCTCCTGATATCCTGTATGATAATAACAAACAAATGATCGAAGAGATGATTGAGGAAATTGAGTTCAATGAAAGTAAACGTCTCGAAGCTTGGTTTCTTTCTAAGCAGGGTTCGATACAACTAAGAGGAAAACAGTGGAATGGAAGGTGAAATGCAGTTAGGTGGTGACGGTAACTGTCCACCAGAGTATACAGTATGTTTTCCACCCGAAGCGTGGGATGAGTTCATTTCCGAAAATGATATATTTCAAGACGATCTTGAGATGGCTGCACTGGGTGATGCGGAAGCAGTCGCAAACTTTACTTGGGAGATCCTCTTTCTTTCACCGTGGGAACTTGCGTACATTGCACTGCCTATGACTGTGCTGGCGTTCTACGGTTTATCCATCTATGCAATGTTTAAGTATGTTCAAAGGCGATTCAGTAAATGAAGTTTTTTATATGTAAAGACAGTTCCAAATTCGGTATACATGAGTACCAACAGTATGGTCAATGGATGTACTACTGTGATGACAAGGTACAGACCTACCAAGGTCATGACTATCTTGTCCTGTACTGTGGTTACTTGATAGAGGGACATCTCGAAGATGCATGTCGTAATCTAAGTTTCAACGAAGAGAACGGTAACTTCTTTGCGGTCAAACTGACCCCAGACGGGGACTATCAAATCTTCTTAGACTACTTCAACAACCACAAGGTGTTCTATGCAGACAAATATGGTATAGAGATATCCAACTGGTTACCTTTCATGTCATGCAAGCAATCGGATATCGTGCGTAAGGATCTAGGGTATGACTACCTCGCACGTGAACTGACTCCCGAAGAGAATACTACCTACTTCGGTCACATAAATTCATACATCCCACCATACGATTATCTCTTGGATTGTGAACGAGCATGGTCTGAAGAGAAGTGGGATCCAGATGATCTTGCAGAATACATCTACGAATGTATGACACAACATGCAGAGAAAATTAAATCCTTATATCCAAAACGATTCTGTGCACTCAGTGAAGGCATAGATTCTACATTACAATCATTGTTCTTTAAGGATGATCCGCAGTACGGATATAACGTAGAACCATGTGATGCAGGTGCCGCAGGGTTATCATATAAACGACTCAACTGGAGTAAGTTCCCTAATATCAATACATACACGTTCAACACTTGTGACGGTGCGAAGTATGTAGATAACCATCTGAATGATTCATCTAGTAGATGGGCCAGTATCCTACCCACAATGATACAGGTCGAAGAAGCAGATCCGGACATCGTAATGTATGGTGTAAACGGAGATGAGATGTTCTTCCGTGATATGACCCCACATCTACATGCAGTGACCTTGCATAATATCCCTAAACATGATACAGTAGAGGGATTAAAGAAAACTATTAGAGAAGACGTTGCATCTAAGGTAAACATGTACGGTGCATGTTACTCTGTGGGTGATGATGACAGTGCATGGCAGTATGTGGATGTATACGAGAATGTGTGGTTGAGATCTATGCCCAAATATCGAACTCAGCTTACACTTAAACAAGAGATGTTTAGGTTGATGACTCCTAAATACTACACACGAGCGATAAGTGCGAACAATGATGTCATGGTTGCATCGTTGTATAATGACAGAAGAATCTACCATGAGGTCTTGAAATGTAGTGAAGAATACCTCAGAGAAGAAGCAATGGATTGTCCTATACAAAGGAAGTTGTTGAGTAAGTTTGATTTTTTCTGTGAGACTCCACACAAAGACATATTGTATGCAGACTATGACCTACTTCACAAGAATGTTTTTAGGGGTACGGTACTAAAATGTCTCGAACAGAACATCTAGAAAGGTATAAATAACGCTATGGGACTATTAAAATCAGCAGCAGATCTTGTCTATACTATCCGGTTCTTGAAACTTTTAGTAACGAAGTTCGAGGATACCGAAGCGTTTAAAGCGGGTATCATAGACAAAGATGGAAACAAGAATAAAGAATTCAGTCAGAACTCGGCAGATGACCGTGCGGCATATCGTGCCCATTATACCACATTCCACAGACTTGTTTTCAATTTAAAACGCATCATGGCAAAAGCGCCAGGCGGTTCGTCTGTTGTTGCACGGTACGGAGCAGCACTCGCACTTATTAAAGAACATGGTGGTGATGTAGATAAGATCCACAAAGAAACGGGTATAGACATTCTTGACTGTCTCGCAGAAGAGACCCAGTGGTTTATGTTGGAAGGACATGAGTTGTCGCCAGGCGTATACCGAATTAAGAATGATACCATCACTACCGAATGTCACGAGATTGTTAAGAAGGGTGATCAACTCAGAGTTGAGATCACCTTACCAGTAAACGAAGTTTTAGGTCTACAAATTTACGAGGCAACCCATATGAAATCAGGGAAGTCTGTGTATGTGACCACAGGAGAGTTATCTAAATGAGAATGCAGCATAAATTTGAACGTCATTTTTCCGGTGTGACTGATCTCATTAGAGAAGGTCATACTTATCTTACTGACAAAACTGTAAGAAATTTTCGAGGCGTACTGGAACGCACAGGCGCAACAAACATCTTCGAGATAGGATTCAATGCAGGACATTCCTCTTTCTGCTTCCTACAACTCGATACAGAAATTTCACTTCATTCTGTAGATAACGCAAGACATCATTATACCGAAGCTTGTATGGTTAAAATGAAAGAAATTTTTCCAGACAGGTTTACCTACGAAGTAGTAGACTCTAACTCAATCGAAGAACTTGGTGAATACGATTTAGCATTCATCGATGGCAGTCACCACATAGATTCTCTGCAACACGATTATAATCTATGTCGTGATAACGGTGTCCAATGGATACTGGTAGATGATTATTACGATCCGACCATAAGAGATTTTATTGACACTATAGACAACGACACCAGTGATAGGAACCCCTACAATATTGTTGAATCGTATCAGTATGATAATGAACTTCGGATACGCAGACCGAAGTCACCCCCAGAAGCTCAAGTGACTGTTATGGTGTTATTACAACGAGAGGATTCAGAAGAAGATGTCGAAGATTAAACGATTAAAAGACTACGAATGTGAAGACACTACAACCACATCTGTGCCTGGCGCAGGTGACGATTCCTCAACTGTAGTGGTAAAAAAGAAAAAGAAACTTGCAAAGGTATTGAAACGGAAACCGTTTTGGTTTCTTAAAAGGAAAACATCCTCCGATAAAGCTTGACTTTCTGTGTCAGGTTTGGTATGATATATAAACTTAACTAGGATTGCGCTATGAATGTATTCACTCATAGGGGATTCACTGTCTGCGTTTTTCATGGACAGGATCAAGATGAAATTGATGAGGTATTTGCCATAGAAACCAATTTGGGTCTGAGTGGTGGTGATATCAATAAAATGATCTATGTACCAATGGAAGGTTGCGATGACACAAGTCTCCGTAAAGATAGATTTTTAACAACAGACCCAACTGCATCTCTCAGTAACCACATGATGTGGGATGAGATATGGACTAAAGAAGAACAAGATTTACACATAGTGAAAATGATAGATAAGTTCATTGACACGAAAAAACAAGCGGTGATTGAGAACTACGAGTATGTAGCTGAAGAACCATTTTACGATTACTCTGGCGGAAAATAAATGAAAATTGACAAGAAAAAGGATGCACTGTTAGAAGACTATGCGGTGGGAATGCTCAAAGACTTCTATCTAAATGATTATGAAACAAGTCCCCAAGAGGGATACGCAAGAGCCGCAAAGGCATGGTCAACATATAGGGGAGAAATGGATGAGGAACTTGCCCAACGCTTATATGATTATGTTAGTAATAAGTGGTTTATGTTTGCAAGTCCGGTTCTATCTAATGCACCGAATGGACATGGCAAAGGAAAGGGGATGCCAATCTCCTGTTTCCTTACGTATGTCCCAGATACTCTGGAAGGTCTCATTGGTCATAGTTCTGAGTTACGTTGGCTTAGTGTTTATGGCGGGGGTGTCGGGGGTCATTGGTCTGACGTGCGAACCGTGTCTGACATTGCTCCAGGCCCCATTCCCTTCCTTCACACTGTAGACGCAGACATGATTGCTTACCGTCAAGGTAAGACACGTAAGGGATCCTATGCCGCATATATGAATGTGAGTCATCCAGACATTATTGAATTCTTGAACCTACGTATACCGACAGGTGATGTTCAACGTAAGGCATTGAACCTACATAACGCAATCAATATCACCGATGAGTTCATGGAAGCAGTCATGAACAATGATGATTTTGATCTACGTGATCCCAAGAACGATGAAGTCAAAGAATCTATCAATGCACGTAAGTTATGGGAACGTATTTTAGAAACAAGATTCCGTACAGGTGAACCATACCTGAACTTCATCGATACGGCAAATCGTGCACTGCCACAACCACTGAAGGATCTCGGTCTTAAAATCAACGGATCCAATTTATGTAATGAGATACACCTACCCACTAGTGCTGACCGGACTGCGGTATGTTGTTTATCCTCTTTGAATTTGGAGTATTATAATGAATGGAAAGACACTAGTATTGTGCGGGATATTGTGCGTATGCTTGATAATGTTCTCGAATACTTTATCGAAAACGCACCAAACACTATCGAACGTGCAAAGTACTCTGCAGAACGTGAACGATCAATTGGACTCGGAGCGATGGGATTCCACTCCCTCTTACAACGCAACGGTGTCGCATGGGAAAGTAAAACCGCAAGGGAAATCAACGAGGTTGTGTTTGCCTATATTAACGCAGAAGCTACAGCAGAAACTCAACGACTTGCAGAAGAGAGGGGGGAATATCCTGACGGTATCGGATCCGGACGGAGAAACGCACATCTCATTGCAATTGCACCAAACGCCTCAAGCGGAGTCATTCTGTCTACAAGTCCAAGCATCGAACCCCTGAAGGCATGTGCGTACACACACCGTACACGATCAGGATCGTTCCTTGTAAAGAATAAGTATCTTGAAGAGTTGATGACAGAGAAGGGTGAGAACAACGAATCCAACTGGACTAGTATTATCACTAATAAAGGAAGTGTTCAACACTTACCCTTCCTTACAGAAGGCGAAAAGGCTATATATAAAACTGCACAAGAACTGGATCAAAACTGGGTGGTGACCCATGCGGCAGATCGACAGAAGTATATCTGTCAAGGTCAGTCCGTCAACATCTTTTTCCCGTCTGGTGCAGAAAAATCCTATGTTAATAAAGTACACATCAAAGCGTGGAAGGAGGGTCTCAAAGGACTCTACTATCTACGAACCGAAGCTAAGTCACGTGCGGAAAACGTCTCTGAGAAAGTAGAACGTGTTGCACTACAAGAAGATACACGAAACATTGTGTACTCTAAAAAGAATTGCCCCTTCTGTTCCATGGCAATGGAAGAACTGAAGTTGAGAGGAATACCATACGACAAGGTAGATCTTGCAGACATTGGTAAGACTGCGGCAGAAGTGACTGGACGAAAAGTAAAAACAGTTCCTCAAATATACATTGGTGGTAAGTATATTGGTGGATATGAAGAGTTAATGGAATATCTTGAAACACCGTTCGAAGATGATTCCGAAGAATGCAAAGCTTGCGAGGGATAAATGGCACTATTAGATTTTAGTAAAACATACAAACCTTTTCTATACCCTTGGGCAGTAGAACTGGTAAAGAAACATGAAGAGATTCACTGGGTAGAGGATGAGGCAGAACTGTCCGAAGATATCCAAGACTGGAGAACTAAACTCTCCGAAGAAGAAAAAGAGTTCATCACCCAAGTACTGCGACTGTTCACTCAGTCGGACGTACAGGTAGGTGAGAACTACCACGAGTTACTGATCCCTAAGTTCAAGAACAATGAGATCCGTAACATGTTATCATCGTTTGCAAACCGTGAAGGTGTACACCAACGTGCCTATGCACTGTTGAACGATACACTAGGTCTACCGGACGAAGAACATCATGCGTTCCTTGAGTACAAGGAGATGGCAGACAAGATTGATTTTATGAAAGAGGGTAACATCAACTCCCATACCGGACTTGCACTTGTACTCGCACAGTCTGTATTCAATGAGGGTATGTCTCTGTTTGCGTCATTCGTGATGTTGTTGAACTTCCAACGTTTCGGTAAGATGAAAGGTATGGGAACAATCGTAGAATGGTCTATACGTGATGAGACAATGCACGTACAGGGTAATGCAAAACTATTCCGTGAGTTCTGCGAAGAACACCCCCGTGTAGTAAACGATGAGTTGAAGTCTAAGATCTATGAGATGGCAAAGAATGCGGTCAAGTTAGAAGACCGATTCATCAAACTTGCATACAAGT